TTTTGAAAGTGGTGAAATTGTTGAATATTCTGCAGAAACAACAGCGATACAAGGTTTAACAACTACATCTTCATATTTTATTAAAAAATTAACAAATGATACATTTCAATTAGCAGATGCTGGTATTGGTGGAACTTCTACAGTAGATTACAACAGAGGAAAATATGTTAATTTCACTACATCAGGTGAAGGGTTCCAGATATTTAATTATCCTCAGATAAAAGTAAATGTTGATGTATCTTATGGTTCAACAATTACTGGTGATATAACAATAACCCCTGTTGTTACAGGTGAATTGATTGGTGCTTATCTATATGAAGATGGGACAAATTATGGTTCAACAACACTTGATAAAGAAGTTGTACCTAAAGTTTCTATTGAAAATGGAAAATTTGCTGAGTTTAAACCAATCATTGTAAATGGTAGAATTACAGATGTTGCAGTTGTAAACAGAGGAAGGGAATATAATTCAAGTCCAGAGATTAAAGTAATATCAACAGGTTCAGGAGCTGGTGCTGTTGTTCGTCCAGTAATAGAGAATGGGCAAGTAATAGATGCTATTGTTACAAATACTGGTATCGGATATAGTAGCGTTTCTACAGAAGTTAGATCATTTCCAAGAGGTTCTAATGGAACATATATTGCAAGAGTAAGAAGTTTAACTTTAAATAATACTCATAGATTTGGTGATTCGTTCCTAACTGAAAAAGAAGATTCTTTAAAATTTAGTATCTTAGGTTATTCTCAGGAAATAGCAAATAATTTTGAAAATACATTTAGTGTAAATTCAAATGGTGAATTTAATCAGATAACTGGTCACTCTCCAATTGTAGGATGGGCATATGATGGTAATCCAATATATGGGCCATATGGATATTCAAGAAGAGATGGTGGCGATATAGTTCAACTTAAATCTGGGTATGTTGAGGAGGCAAGCAAGAAAGATAATAGACCTCCTGTTAGTTCATTTCCACCAGAGTTTTTTGTAGAGGATTTTACCTTTAAAACATCAAATGACGATTCAATTCTTGACGAAAATAATGGAAGATTCTGTGTCACTCCAGAGTATCCGAATGGAACATACGCTTACTTCGCTACTTTTGACTCTACATCGGCTTCAGACGGAGTATTTAAAAATTTTAAAAAACCAGTATTCCCTTATTTAATAGGTAATAATTATAACTCACGACCTAATAAATTTAACTTTAGTCGAGTTTCTAATCAAACTGATTTTGATATTAATAAATCAAATGCAATAAGGAATTCATATTCACTCGCGATGAATAAGGATTTTAGTGGATATGATTACGTAACAGAATCATATAAATTTGTAGAACAGGATTCTAACATCGATTTTGTTACAAAGGGTGGTGTAAATTCTGTTGGAATAGCATCTGGTGGTATTAACTATAAAATAAATGACCGGGTAATCTTTGATCAAAATATTTCAAATTCTTTAGGTGCACTTAATATTGTGCATCCTTTAGAGCTTGAGGTGCCAAGAAAAAATGGCACTATACCTGTGGGCAATTTTGCAAATTCAATTCGTTTTTTCTTGGACGGAAGCGGAGCTGATGGCAATAAAGTAACTCCAAATCAAATGACTACACTAGGCTGGTTTATTGACGAATTTCTTGATGTATTTCCTGGTGCAGAAGTTCTTGGTGTTAACGAAGTGTCAGATGCAGAAAAATTTTCAAGAGTTCCATTCTTTGATGTTAGAGATTTTGTAAACTCTCGTAATCGTAAACCTTCGGTTTTACCTGACACGCCAGGAGAAACAGTAACAGTACCTCCTCCTGAAGAACTTTCTGATCAAACACCTAAAAATGTTGTAGTACCTAAAAAGAATCCAAATGCAAGACCAACTGCGGCTTCAGTGGCTGACAGCGTTAATAGTAAATTAACAAGCAGATCTGTGTCAGAAGCCGGCTATTCAAAAGCTCAAGATGACGTATTAAAAAATCTTAAAAGAAAAAAGGATGCAATTATTGATGCGGATAAATTAACAGGCGATGGTTTGGCAGGTGCTGCAAAAAGTAAAATCAGTAGTTTAAGTTCAAATGCTGATTCACTTTTAAAAGGATCTATTGGGTTAAAGCTTGATAATTTAAAGAATAATAAAGTTTTTGATACTGTAAAAGGAATATTCTCATGAGTGAAGTTGATTTTGATAGAGATATACCAAAAGGTGAAGAACCTCCTTACGCCGATTTAAAAGGTCAATTTCCGCGTAAGGAATATATTAACGTGGCTTCCACTAATCTTTCCGCGCGTGGGCTCAAGGAGAATGAATTAACAATAGGTGGTTCTTCCGCGGATTTCAATTTAGATCTCGTTGATATGCCACCAAGCGAATATCCTTTAAATCAGGTACGTGAAACAATTACAGGTCATGTCACTGAAGTTGACGATACGCCTGGTCGAGAGCGCATGTTATTTAAACATCGCACTGGTGCTGGTATTGATATGAGACCGGATGGAACGATTATTATCAATGCAAAATATAATACTATAGAGATTACTGGTAACGATCAAAAGATTCTCGTTAAGGGTGATGGTGATATGCACTATCAAGGTAATTTAAAATTGTCTGTTGATGGTGACATGGATGTCAACGTTGGAGGTAACTATAACCTTAACGTTAAAGGCGCAAGAAGAGATAATGTTGGCGAATCATATCAACTTAAAGCAGTAGAAAATTATGAAACAACTGTCATAGGAAATAAATCTACATTTGTAAAAGGCGTTAACACTGATACGTATCTCAGCGATAACAATATTATTACAAAAGGTAATATGACAACACGAGTTGAAAAAGACATTAATCAGTATGCGGGTGAAGACACTATGATTACGTCAACGTCTGAACTTTCGATATCAACGAAGAACGCGAATATTGCCGCAACTGACATGGTTGTTCAATCAACTACAGGTATGATTGGTGGCGATAATGTATTTCATTATGGTAAAAATTATTATGGAACATCTGCGACATTTACTGCAGGTGTTACAGCTCCGACATTTCATGGCTCACTGGAAGGTAATGCAAAGAATGCAACTGAAGCTGGAAAAGCTGGTACAGCAGGAGCGATTGGAGCGTCAGGTAGCGCGGGTACTCATACAAATACGGCTACAAATACAGATGTGCGCACATCGTTTCCTGCACCTGGACCTGATGCTGCATGGCTAAATGATTATTTGACTCAAAGTGGTTACGGTTATCGTATTGTAAGCATCGATGTTGGTGACGTAATAGCAGATGAGATTGATAAAACTAACACTTACAACGGTATTTCAAAAGTAAATCTTACAACGAGGCAGGTTAGATCGAAACTGCGAGATCCAAATACAGCGAGAAACGGCGACTTTATAGCACGATGCCAAACTGAATCTATATTAAGTAGTTCTGTTATTCAACAAAAGCCAGATGGGTTTGATATTGGCCGTATTGAAAATACAGATGGTACACCACAAAGAGCATTTGGTGAAGAGTTTCCTGGTGGTGATATTACTGAAAAGATTGAACTTACAAATAATCTTCGTAAATCTATAACAGTTGTTCCAGCACAATTATATAATCCTGAACTGAATCTTGTTGCACAAGGTGTAATTGATGCAAGAACTCCATTGTCTAGAGGAATAAAACTTGGAACCTTTTTAGGTGGCCATGCTGATCCAGTTACAATTAACCATATTATTGATGAAGTTGATAGAGTTAGAATTGCAAAGAATTTGTATCTACACGCAAAATTTATGGAAGCAACACAAAGACATCTTGACAGAAAAAATAAATTTTCAGTAAGTGTATCAGAAGGATTTTACAAACCTGAACCAGGAGAAACTTTAGAAATTGATAGCATAAATGAGTTGATGTCAAAAGGAAGAGCTGTTGTATATGAAGTTAGAGATCGGAATGGTTTAATTTCTCTTAAAGGAACTTTTGATCTTGCGGTACATGTTAAAGACTTTGAAAACTTTGAGAAGATGATTTTAAGCTACGATTCTTACAGTCCAGATGGTTCATTGCATGCCGAAATTATTATGATTATGCCAGAAGTTACACCGCTATGGAAAGTAGAATACGATAACAAAATTGAAACAAGGTACAACAACGTTGTACAAACAAATGGAGAACTCGTAGAAATACTATAAATAGTTCAAAGGATTTTTAGATGGCAGTAAAAGCATTTTCAATTGAAGACGGTAATCTCAGTGGATCAATCATATCAAGTCGGGCAAAGGACTATCTCGACATAGATCTTACGTTTACCGCAAGACCTTCTGGAGATATATTTAAAAAGCAAGACGCGGCAGCTGTCAGACAATCTGTAAAAAATCTATTATTGACAAGTAAAGGCGAAAAACCATTTCAACCTAACTTTGGTGCAAATCTCAATGCCGCACTTTTTTCACTTGATACTGAATATGATCCTGAATATATTCAAGATTTAATGTATGATGCAATAACTAATAATGAACCAAGAGCAAGGGTTCTTTCAATAGATCTAAGAGTACAACCAGATTATAACTCATTAGATGCAACAATAAATTTTCAAGTCGTTAATACTGCAGAAGTAGTTGCACTCGACGTATCATTAGCGAGGCTTAGATAAATGCCAACAACTACCGTTAAATCTACTGATCTTGATTTTGATAATATTAAGACCAGTCTTAAAAATTTTCTTAAAGCAGATACGCAATTTGCTGATTATGACTTTGATGCGTCAGGGTTGAATAACATACTTGATGTGTTAGCATACAATACACATGTCAACGGTCTTACAGCAAACTTTGCGTTAAACGAAGCTTTTCTTAATACAGCACAATTAAGATCTTCTGTTGTTTCTCATGCTGAAACACTTGGTTATGAAGTGCGATCTCGTGTTGCTTCAAAAGCATTAGTTGAACTTTCAGTAAATTTATCAGGCGTAACAGGCCGACCTGCACAGATTCAATTAAATAGTGGAACACAGTTTACATCTTCCGTAGACGGAGTATCGTATACATTCAGAACACTTGAAACATTTTTTGCTCGTGACAATGGCTCAGGTCTGTATCAGCTTCAAACAAATGAAGGTTCGAATGACATACCTATTTTTGAAGGTACAGAAAAAACAAAAACATTTCTTGTAGGTGAAACAACTGAAAGACAAGTGTTTGTAATTCCTGATACTGAAATTGATACAAAAACCGCAACTGTTTTAGTATATGACACCGCATCATCAACTAACTTTGTACAATATACGCCACTCGCTGAAGCAAGTACTATTGATAAAGACACGACAGTTTTTACTATTCGTGAAACACCAAACGGATTTTACGAATTAAATTTTGGCGATGGTATTTCTTTTGGTAAAAAACCAGATGCGGGTAATAAAGTTATTGTTACTTATCTTGCTACAAAAGGACCTGATGCTAATCTTGCTGATACATTTACTCCAACTTCAAATGTAACAATTGGAGGAGCTAATTATTCTATAACTGCAGTCACGAGTGCTGAATCCACAGGCGGAGCGCTAAGACAATCAATTGAAAGTGTAAGGCAACTTGCGCCACTTGCCTTTGCAACACAACAAAGAATGGTAACATCTGCAGATTACAAAGCCGTGATTATGAGTAATTTTAGCGCTGTGTCTGATACTGCAGTTTGGTCTGGAGATCAAAATGTCCCAGTTGACTACGGAAAAGTTTACATATCTTTGAACTTTCCTACTGGAACTGCAGAGTCTACAAAAACAGAAACTCAAAATAACATAGTATCTAATTTTACTGATACGCTTGGTATTATGTCAATTGAAACTGAGTTTGTAGATCCTGTTGACGTCTTCTTAGAATTAGTTGTGAACTTTGATTTTGATCCGTCACTTACAGGATTTACATTAACCTCAACAGAAAATTCCATTTACAATTTTATAACAACTTTCTTTACTAGAAACCTAAATACATTTGATAAGATCTTTAGAAGAAGTAATTTGTTGACAGAAATAGATGCACTTGATCCTGCAATTCTATCAAGTCGCTGTGAAACAAAAGTACAAATAAGAATGACACCTGTCATAGGCACTAACAATACTGAAGTGCTTTCCTTTCCTATGAAAATTGCAACTCCAGATGATATTAATCACACTGTAGAATCTTCAGTATTTACATTCGAAGACAAGGTGTGTCAAATTAAAAACATATTGTCAGGAACAACACTACAAATTATAGACGTTGATGGTAATGTTTTACTTGATAATGTAGGTGAATATAAACCGGCTGACGGACAGGTTGAAATTATTGGATTTAACCCTCAAGCATTTATAGGTGGAGATACATTTATCAAGTTTTCTGTAACTCCGGAAAATCAAAGTGTAGTTAAACCTCTGAGAAACTACATACTAAGATTTGACACATCTAGATCTTCCGCAACTGCAACAATTGATAGACAACAAACGGCTCTGAAAGTAACCTAATGGCTCACACTGGTTTTGATCAAACCGTTAGAGAGTTTGGTCGTATTGATACAAATGTAAGAAAAAGTCTGGTTGATGAAGTTCTACCAGAACATTTTAGAAACGAATATCCTAAGTTAATTACGTTTCTGGATGCTTATTACGAACACCTAGATTCAGCTGATAACTTTGGTGGTATAGTTCAAGAACTCCAAACAATAAGAGACATTGAAGATACTAAACTTGAATACTTAAATAATCTTTTTGCTGAACTGGCTCTTGGTATTTCTCAAAGTCAGTTTACTGTACCTCGAGAAGCCATAAGAAATTTTGGCAATTTTTTTAGAGTTAAAGGTACACAATATTCAGTACACGGATTTTTTAGAGCATTTTTTAACGAAGAAATAGAACTTATCCATCCAAGAGACAATCTCTTTATTGTTGGTGAATCTACCATAGGTCAAGAAGAAGCAAAGAGATTACAAGACGGAGCGTTGAATCAGTTTCTTTCAGTGTTAATTAGATCTTCAATACCACTAGTGCAATGGGAAGAATTATACAGGAACTTTGTTCATCCTTCAGGTTTTTTTCTTGGTGCAGAAGTAGTAATTGAAGGGTTACCACAAGTTGAGATTACAACCGCTGAATCGGTGTTTGACAAAAATGCGAACAACAAGCTTATATTCAGCACTGACAGTTTCGGTGTGGAAGCTCAAGGCGAAGCCGTTGGTATGCTGTTTGGCTTTACTGAATACAGTCCAAGCTTTGATGGACTCGACAGCGATGCGCCAAATCTTGACGCGCTTCAATATGCTTTACCAGATTACTATGCGGCAGGTTATGCAGGAGATAGCTTGACTTACGCTCTCAGAGATCGTTATAGCTTATACCGTAATCTGAACGATTATGATTCTGCTGGTGCGGCTGGAACTGGTACCGCGTCTCTTACAATCACAACATTAATGAAATACTATGATACATTATACGAGTGGGCTGGATTCTATCAGTCGTTTGATGATTTTGCTGATTCTTCAAATGCCTCTGCAATTCGTTTCTCAGCGACATTTGATGACTTTAGCCAAGCAGTTTACTTTAGAAAGTGATATAAATAGATAAAAGGATTTATAGGTTAGGAAATGGCACAACAAACTATAGATATCGGCACAGCCGCAAATGATGGTACTGGAGATGATCTTCGTACTGGTGCAACTAAGATAAATCAAAACTTTCAAGAGCTGTACACAGATGTAGCAGCTCTTCAAGTTGCAACTGGTTCTTCAATAACCGGTATAGGATTTGATAGTGGAAGAATTGTATTTGAAGGTGCAACTAATGATGCTAATGAAACAACTTTTCAAGTTGTAGATCCTTCAAAGGATAATACTATCACGTTACCTGATAGTTCAGGCACAGTTGCACTTATATCTGACATCACAAGTATTGTTGATTCAGATTATGTGGCTTTGATTACAGGTACAGCATTTAGCTCAGCTAGCACACTAACCTTAATTGGAGCAAATGCACTTGATTCAGCAAGGGCTCTAGTACAAATAAATACCTTAAAGCTTCTAGACTCTGACAGAGGTCTAGCATTGATTGATGCAAATGCCTTAGACTCAGGTAGAGCGACTGGATTAATAGACGCTGCTTATGTTCAAGCAAGAGAAAACAATCCAACTTTAGGAGTTGATTTCGTAGACTCTGATGAAGCTTTGAAATTGATCGATGAAAACGCACTTGATTCTGGTCGAGCAACAAGTTTAATCGATTCAGCATATCTCAAATTTAGAGTCGATTCAGATTATGTTAAGGATATTATTGATTCAGCCCATGTGATTGGAAAAGCGGCTGAAATAGATTTAAGAAATTATACCGTAGCTTCAGTACCAGCAGGTCAAACAGGTAAAGTAATATTTGTTTCTAACGGAGCTTCAGGTCAGCCTTGTTTAGCGGTTCATGACGGTACAAATTACAAACGAATCGCTTTAGGCACACAAATAAGTACATAGGATTAGAAAATGCCAGCTATTGTTACAGACACTCTTAAAAGACAAATTGCTCGAGATTTTTTTAATGAATTTCAAAATGCAACTGAAAATTATTATGTTGGTATAGGAAGATCTGAGTCATGGGATTCAAGTGAAACAGTACCTACACCAACTAACAATCCTGAAACTCAAGTTGATTTTCGTGACGGTCTACAGTCTATTAAAAAAATGCAAGGTTCGTCACTAGTTGTACCACGCAATAACTGGTCGAATGGTAGAATCTATTCTCAATATGATGATCGTGTAGCTGGATATCCTACAAATCCTTATTACGTCAAAACTGAAAACAATCAAGTTTATGTTGTATTAGAAGTTGGTCGTAACAAACAAGGAGTTGCACAACCATCAACTGTGGAACCAACAGGTTCTAACCTTCACTCATTCAGAACGGCTGATGGCTACTTATGGAAGTTTATGTACACTATTTCAGCTGCAGACGCTGAAGACTTTATGTCATCAAACTTTATGCCAGTCAAAAAGCAAGGCGCAACTGATTCTAATTCTACTGGTATTGAATTAAAACATGCTGATGTACAAAATTCTGCTGTTGCGAATCAAGTACTTTCAATAATTGTAACTGATGGAGGTACTGGATATACGACTGGTGTACCTCCAACTGTAACTATTACTTCTCCAACAGGAAATGGAGCCGCTGCAACTGCTACAATCGATTCAGCGACTGGTACAGTTTCAAAGATAAATCTTGATGCTGACAGCTCAACAGTAAAACACGGTTCAAATTATACAACAGCAACAGTAACGCTAACTGGTGGAGCAGGTACTGGTGCAGCAGCTCGAGCCGTGCTGCCGTTCTCAGATTCAGGAGTTGGCGCTGAAGCAGCAGTAGATCTTAAGGCTGCGTCAGTAATGTTCCAATGTAAGATTGAAGGAACTGACAGCAACTTCTTAACAGGACAAGATTTCAGACAAGTTGGTCTTATTAAGAATCCTCTTGATAAAAATGCTGCTTTGTTTACCGCAACTACAGGTAATGCATTAAGAAAAATGACGCTTTCCTCTGTAATTTCAACTTTTACAGCCGATAAAACTATTCAAGGACAAACTACAAATGCTAAGGCTCTTGTAGATGCAATTGATTCAAATCAAATATTTTATCATCAAACAGACGCTACAGGATTTGTAGCTTTCCAAGACGGTGAAACTATAGATGAAATAAATGGAGTGGGACAAGGTATTATCGATTCTTCTTTAATTAGAGCTGACGTTGATAATCAGTCAGGAGATTTATTATACATAGACAATAGATCACCAGTGTCGAGAACGTCTACGCAGTCTGAAGACATCAAAATAATTATTCAGTTCTAAGGATTGAAACATGGCAACTACTTTTACAGATACCTTATTTAGTACTAAGTACAAAGATGATTATGCCGATAGTGATGGCTATTATCGCATACTGTTTAATGCTGGTAGAGCGCTTCAAGCTCGCGAGCTTACACAAATGCAAACCATCATTAACAAGCAGATCGAAAGATTTGGTGATAACATCTTTAAGGAAGGAGCAGTTGTTAAACCTGGTAGTTTATCAATTAACACTAACTATGAATTTGTAAAACTTGATGTGACATCCTCTTCGATCTCCGCGACAGTAGGAGAAATACTTACAGGTGGTACGTCAGGAGTTAAGGCTGAAATCTTAGAAATTGTAGCGTCAACTACTTCAGATCCAACAACATATTTTGTTCGATACGTAAACACAACAGCTGTTGCAAACGCGGTCACCACTCCAAGATTTTCACCCGGAGAAAGCTTAGGATCAGGGCGAGTTGTACAAATTGAAAATACAGATGCCAATCCTGCAGTAGGTCGAGGAACTCGAGTTACTGTTGGAGAAAGTATTTATTTCATAAAAGGCTTTTTTGTATATACTGAACAACAGACTGCGATTGTTTCAAAATATTCTGATATACCAGATAAAGAAGTTGGATTTAAAGTAGTACAACAGGTATTTAATACCGACGATGACGTGAACCTTTTTGATAATCAAGGAGCTGTACCAAATCAAACGGCACCGGGTGCTGACAGATATTATATTAGACTTACACTTACAACACAGGATCAAGTTACTGCTTCAGAAAACTTTGTAAATGTTGCGACTGTTCGTAGAGGTGCGATATTTAAAGCTGTATCAGCCGCTCAGAATTTACAGTACAATATCCCAAGAGACATTGTTGCAACGAGAATTAGAGAAAACTCAGGTGATTATCTTGTAAAACCATTTAGACTTGAATTTGAAGAAGATTCTCAGTCTACACATCTTCTTGCAAAAGTAAGTGATGGAATTGGAGTTGTAAACGGTTATAGATCAGCGAGGTTTGCACCAACTAATATAAGAATAGAAAAACCTACTCGAACTGTCACAAATGCTGGTGAATTTACAGCTGTCGATTATGGAGCATATGTAGATGTTTTGAATGATTCTGCAAAAGGTGGTCCAGATATTTCTACATTTGCCAAACAACAATTAAGATCCGGCAAAGCAATGACCGGCGACCATATTGGTAATGCTCGAGTTCGAGCCGTACACGAAAATGGTGCCGATTTAAGATATCATCTCTTTGATATCAGTATGCATACAGGTAAAAATTTTAGAGACGTAAAATCAATAGGTACAGACGCAAATAACTTTTTTAATCCTATTCAAACAGGATTTAACACAACACTCGAAGAACCTTATGACAATCTTTTATTATTTCCTTTACCGCGTAAAAGACCTAAAACTGTAACGGGTAAACAGATTGAAGTTCAAATTATGAGAAGTGGCACAACTTCTGGTGGTGGTACATTTACAATTACAATTCCTTCAAACTTTGTCTTAGATAACGCAAATGATTGGATCTTTATCACAGACGTTTCAAATGGAGGTAGATTATCTAATTCAGGACTTAGTGGTTTAACAACTGGTTCAGCAAGTACAACCGTGTCTGGTTTACCATCAAGTGCTCCTATCAAATGTTACGTGTATGGATCTACCACAACACCGGCTACAAGATCAAAAACAATCCAAGAAGTTACTGTAACAAGAGCTGTGCAAACAGACTCAGATGGATTACAGTTTATTAATCTAGGAAAAGCTGACATTATTGACGTAAAGAGAATAACTCAAACTGATTCTGATGGTGCCGATCTTTCTTCAAGATTTAACCTAGATAATGGCCAGCGAGATGCTTTTTACGGACCAGGTAAACTTGTAGTTGATAGTAGTTTAAACTCAGCACCTGGTGGTAATGTTTTTGTAAGGTTTAGACATTATGAGCATGGTGAAGGTGAATTCTTTAGTGTAAGTTCTTATACTGGCAACACAGACTATAAAAACATACCTCAATATAGAACTTCTCGAGGTGAACTAGTGCGGCTCTTTAATCAATTAGATTTCAGACCTACAGCTGACAGTCTTGGTGATTATACAGAAGCAAGCATTGCTTTCTTACCTCAACCTACAGATCTTGTAACATCTGATAATGAATACTATTTGAGCAAATCTTACAGATTAGTTTTAGATCAAGAAGGATTGATAAAAGTTATTTCGGGCAATGAAGGATTCAATCCAGTTCCTCCTGCAAAAATATCTAAAACTCTTCCACTTTATAACTTTATGCTTCGTGGTAACACTCTTAACGATTCAGACTTAACAATGAAAAAACTTGATCATCGTAGATACACGATGAAAGATATTGATAGACTTGAAAAACGACTTACGAATCTTGAAGAGTTAACATCACTGAATATGCTTGAACTTGCTACCGATAATTTTGAAGTACTTGATTCAGCAGGCCTGAATCGAGTTAAATCCGGATTCTTTGTAGATAACTTCACAACTCACAGATTTTCAGAGACAAACACTCGTGGATATAGAGCTTCAATTAATGCTTCTGAAGGATATTTAAGGCCTTTATGTCATACAGACAATATTCGTCTCCGCTTTGATTCTGATACAGCCAACGGCATTGTGCGTAAAGGAGATAATTTATACCTTGAACACACCGAAGAAATATGGATTGATAATCCATTTGCAACAAGAGCTATAAAAATTAATCCATTCGATACTTCAGTTTATACCGGTAATATGAAACTAACTCCTGCATCAGATGAATGGAGAGATAAAGAGATTGGGACCCGCACTATTTTTGATCAAGGCACAGAGCTAAGCACAGACCTTGCTAAACACTGGGATGAATGGGCTTGGAACTGGGGAGGTAAAGACCTTGAAGATTTAAAGATAGGTGATGCCACAGATACATACGACCATTCTTCTGGATATATCACTAGAAAAACAGTAAACAAGGTAGTTTCATCTTCCATAGTTGAAGAAGTTATAGAAGAAAGAGTACTACAAAGTGCAATTTTACCTTTTATTAGATCAAGAATAGTGAACATACAAGTAAAAGGTTTAAGACCAAATACAAACGTGTTCTTGTTTATGAATAATAAGCCAATGGCAAACTTTGTAAGAGAAGTCTCAGACATTACAGCGTTTGCTGCTACCACGACAGATTTCGGTAATACATTAAAAAACGTAACTGCACATAAAGATGGCGCAACAGCTTTAACGACTGATATATCAGGAGCTGTCAACATTTCTTTCCAAGTTCCGCATGAAGGCTCAAATAAATTTAGATGTGGTACACATGAAATAAAAATTATGGATGTCACTAAAGGTGATAGAGAAGATAAAGCAGGAAGTATTGCTCGAGCTATCTACACATCAACTGGATTTTTAGATACAGTACATCAAGATATAGAGTCAACTCGAGTACTTGAAATTGAAGGCAGTACCACAACTGTAGACAATACACCTACATATAGTCATGATGATGGCGGATCAGCTTTCAGCTTCAACATAAGTATATCTGATAACAACAAAACTGGATCTAACACTTGGAGTAATGATACGACTGGACAAACTGGAGGTTTGCATGATTTTGATGGCGGTTATGACGATGGTCGAGGTCAAAGTGGAGGACGCGATGACGGTATGGTTAGTGACGGCTTTTTAGGCGGAGATTAAAAATGTCAATTAATAGCTTTGGATATGTAAGCGGTAAAAACCCACTTGCACAATCATTTTTTATACCAGAAGCAACTGGTTTGTTTCTTACAAAAATAGGTTTATATTTTAAATCTACATTTACAGCAACCGCTAACTCACAACTACCAGTGTCCTTACATGTAAGGCCTATGCGAGATGGTGTGCCTATCGATACTCAAATTGTGCCTGGCTCGGTTGTTTACAAAGCTTACAATGAAATAAATACCTCAAATGACGCATCAGCTGAAACACAATTTGTTTTTGACGAACCAATTTATTTATCGGCATTTACCGATTATGCATTTTGTGTATATGCTGAATCTCCTGAATATGAGATATGGATATCACAGCTCGATGAAACGATCGTTGGATCGGCGTCTGCCACAGTTAATCGTAACCCTTCAATAGGAAGTTTATTTTATTCTCAAAATGGTGCAACTTTTACAGCTGAACAGACACAAGATATGAAATTTAGATTGTATAGAGCAAAGTTTACAACAGGAGTAGAAAAAACTGCTACTATTCAAAACGCGAAATTACCTAGAGAGCTTTTAGTAAATAATCCTATAAAAACAGTTACTGGTAGTAGCGATGTTTCCATATTTTTTCCAAATCATGGGTTACAAGTTAATGACACTGTTTCTTTGACAGGAGCCACAGCTACAGGCGGATATACCGCTGACTCGATAAATAAAGATCATACCATAACAGGTGTCGACGCTATCTCATATAAATTTGCAATGGCTAGCGGTACAGCAGATTCAAATGCAGTGGGTGGTGGCTCTTTAGTTCAATCTACTAAAAATATTCCATATTCAGTTGTCTATACAAATATGTCTATGTTAAAACCAACTGAAACAGAATCAACTTTTGGCCTTAAAGCCACTAAAGGTAAATCGTATGCTGGCGCTAGCACAAGTCTTTATGATAAAGAAACTGAGTTTACGCCTATACAATTAAATAAAACACTGTATGCTGATGAAGCGCATGTTGTCGCTGCTGATTCAATCGCTAACGCTGAAATTGCTGTAGGAGCAAAATCTTTAGAAATCCTTACATCATTTATTACTCAAAATGATTTTGTATCTCCTATGATAGATTTACAAAGGTGTTCGATGACTTTAGTCGACAACGTAATTGACAAACAAGCTGCTACGCCTACAACAGGATTTAATGTGCCTCTTACTTTTGTTGATGAGACAAATGCAAGAGGCGGCACATCAGCGGCAAAACACATAAGTAAACCAATTACTTTAGAAAGTTCAGCTGTAGGCTTGAAAATTTGCATAACAGCCCACAGACCAAAAGAAGCTGATTTTGACGTATATGTAAGAACATCACAAGCCGGTGGTGAAGATATAAGAAATAAGACTTTTAAACTTATTCCTAAAGAGCAGCTTATTCCATCTGACGAAGTGCGTGGAAAATATAGAGAATATCGATATTTGTTAGGTGGTCCAGGTGGCCACTTCCCTGCATTCACGCAGTTTCAAATTAAAATTGTCATGACATCAACAAACTCTGCAAAAGTACCAATATTAAAGGATTTAAGAGCAATAGCATTGAGTGCATAATGAAACAT